AGCATTGACTTTCCAGAAGAAGACGGAGCACCAGAAGGTTTTGATGCTCGCGAAAAACTTGGAAATGCAATGCAATTTGCATGGTCCTAATATGAAATTTATTATATTATTAGGTATTGTGTATTCTTACATTTCGTTTTTTAGCGAATGGAACTTTTATATATTGGGATTTTAATGAAATTCTTTATCGTAGAAACTACAAAAGCAATAATGTTGTTTAGTATGGTGTATATTTGGTCAATTATTATCCTCTCATTATAAATAGAATTATGGCAACGAAAAGCAATTTGTTAAAAAAGGTACCGAAGAAGAAAAAACGAATGACTCTTGTTGAGGCTGACGAAAAGTATACAGGTGTAGAGCCTGACTTTTACGAAGGCGAAACAACCCGGGACAAAATTATGCAAGGGCTTAATTATTATGCCTATCATAAGAATGTCAAAGACGCTAAAAAATACATTGTAGATTATTTGGTTTCTTTAGAGGACAAAGAAAAATCCAAGCAAGTTAAAGCATGTCCGGATGTATTTGTTATTCCTACTTACGGTTACATTGCACGAATGGCAACTAGGGGTGCAACTTTTGATGTAGATATGGATGTTGAAGATAGGCTTAATCAACATATTGATTATCTTGCACATCAAGGTACTATTAAGAAAGAAGTAACTAAGGAAAAGCAAGAACAACGAGCGGCTGGCCCTACTATACAAGATAGGATTAAAGAGCAAGCAGACGAAATGGATGCACAATTTTTAGAGTGGGTAGATACATATGTAGGTAGTCCTAACTTGTTTAATCCTACTATAATTGATCCATATGCTCATTTAATAACTAACGGATGTACACAAGCTCATGCAAGGCGTATCAAAAAAGATTGGGAGATTGAGCTAGATGAGTATAACGAAGCTCTTAAAGGAGAAGATGAAGATCTTAAAGAAGCATATAAGCATTTAACTAAAGATAAACGGTTACAAGGACTTGTAGCTCTTGTAACTAAATTTGTTGATGCATGTGATGTTATTATAGGCGAATCAAAGGCAACACGAAAGCAACGTAAGAAAAAGCCAGTAAGTGTTGAAAAACAAATCGGTAAACTTAAATTTAAACAAACAGATGTTGGACTTGGAATTACTTCCGTTAACCCTGCTAACATTGTCGGTGCTACTATGGCAGTTATATATCAGTGTAAGTATCGTAAACTTGGTGTTTATGTAGCAGGCGACGAAACAGGATTTAAGGTAAAAGGTACATCGATACTTAACTACGATGAAGATAACTCCACTAAAAAGACTCTCCGTAAACCTAAAGAGCAACTTGGTTTTGCTAAGAAGGCTACACGTCATAAGTTTGGTAAATGGTACGAGTCAGAGGTAAAGACCACAGAAACCAAACTTACAGGACGTTTTTCCGACGATACAGTTATCCTGCAAGTATTCAAATAACATACAAGGTCTCCGATAAATAATATATGCGGAGACCAGTATGGCTACAACTCGACAAGAACTTTCAAAAGAAATAGAATTATCCCTAGGCGGAGGGATGGTAGATGTTGAGCTAGATCCTGAACATTATGATCTAGCAATAAACAAAGCATTAGCAAAATACCGTCAACGAAGTTCAAGATCGACAGAAGAATCTTTTGTTGCAATAACTTTAAAATTAGAAGTCAGCGACTATGTTTTACCTGCCGAAGTTATAGAGGTAAAGGATATTTACAGACGACAAACAGGATCATTTGGTTCAGGTACAGGTGCAGACATAGAACCATTTGAGGCGGCTTACCTTAATACATATATGTTACATTCAGGTAGAGCAGGAGGGTTAGCAACATTTGAAGCATATCATGAAATGCGAGAACATTTAGGTAAAATGTTTGGTTCTGAATATATGTTTACGTGGAAGCCATATAATCATACACTAACTATTCATAGAAAAGTTAAATCAGATGACGATGTATTTGTGCATTGTTATAATTACAAACCTGATACAACTTTACTTGCAGATACATATTCGGGTTCGTGGTTACGAGAATGGTCAATAGCAGAATCAAAAATGATGCTGGCAGAAGCAAGAGGTAAATTTGCTACTATTGCCGGTCCACAAGGAGGCACTACTCTTAATGCAGAAACTTTAAGAGCAGATGCAAATCAACAATTTGAATCACTAGAGAACGACCTTAACACTTACGTTGATGGCGGAGATCCTCTAGGTTTTGTTATCGGTTAGAATGAGCAATAATAAAGAAGTTGTCTTGGACAGCTATGATATGAAGACTGCTCCGTGCGGTCTAGACAATTCATTTATATTAGAGTATCCAAAAATATTTGATCGAGGTTGGTGTGCTGACATAATAAAACGATACCATGATTTAGAAACAAAAGGAATGACTGATATTTCGGATGCAGGTGCAGATAGAACTTTACACGGCCAGTCAAAGCGAGCAAAAGGTTCTCATGTATGGTTAAATCATATTAGCCAAATAGACATGACTGCATCAGTACATTTAGATCCATTATGTAGATTTTTCTTTGATACATTAGCTACCGCAGTAAAAATATATAAAACAAAATATAGAGAAGGATTTTGGATGCCGTTGTCTTGTAATGATATGAAGGTACAACGAGTTAGAGCAGGAGGTGGATTTCATGCATGGCACAGTGAATGGAGTAAAGAGAATTCGGCAAGACAACTTGTTTATCAAGTATATCTAAATGACTTACCGGATGGAGAAGGCGAAACTGAATTTATATATCAAGGCGTTAGGTGTAAACCAGAAGTAGGTAAATTATTAATTTGGCCTGCAGGATGGACACATACTCATAGAGGCAATCCTAATTATTCTGAAGATAAGTATGTTGTAACAGGATGGATTCATAATAACGATATAAATTTATATAACCAAATAGAATGAGCCTCAAAGATCTTACAAAAGAACAACATACAAATGCAGAAAGACAAAAGTTTGTTCCCATTCTTATGAGTGGGAAAATAGAAGTTAATGTATATTTTCATTATCTGGTAAATCAACATGCATGTTATAGTGCATTAGAAAGTTGTCAATTTAACTTACCTGATAATAGATTAAAACGAGCATCTGCAATAGGCAAAGACACAGAAGAATTAAAAGTAATGGGGCCTATACCTAATACATGCTACAATTTAGAATCCAGTACAAAAAAATATGTAAAATATGTACAGAAAAAAATAAAAGACGAAGATCAATTTTTAGCTCACGTATATGTTCGTTATTTAGGAGACTTAAGAGGCGGTCAAATGATTGCTAAAAAAGTGCCAGGCAGAGGACATTATTATCAATTTGAAGAACCTAAAGAATTAGCAGAATCAATATATAGTAAACTACATGATGGTATGGTAGATGAAGCAAGATTGGTTTTTGATTTTGCTACAGATTTATTCAAAGAATTATATGAAAGACATTTTTCAAACCCTAAAAGAATGCGAGGAAACACTCCTTGATCAATTAGTACAAACAGGAACTGAAGTCCCTGATCATCATGAATGGCCGTGGAGAAACTATGTATTTGAATCTCCATATTATCGTAGGGCCCATTTAGATGCAGTACAAACTGACAAATTATATATGTTTCATTTATGTATTTTCCCACAAGTATATAATCCTGCCCCTATATATGGTGTAGACGTCATTGCTGGCAAGAATATTGTTAGTGGAGCATTCCATGATTTTAGTACAGCCGGAGATGATGAACATTATATGATGAATTGGTTTGCAAAAAAAGTAAAACCGTATAATTGGTCAAAAACAAGAGAACTTCCTAAATGGGCTCAAAACATATTCAGCCCTAGTATGATAGCAGTCAGTAGAAGTAAAGAACCACAAGACTATATTAATTTTTGTAATTTAGCAGTAGAAAACTTAGATTATTATCTAAAAGAATTAAATGTTTGTAATGCACATGCATTAGATTACGAACAACATTTTACAGTTGATGATCAAAATTGGTATTGTAAAAACCAAAAAGAAAATCCTCATACACCAAAAGTAATGAGTAATTTTTGTGACGACGAAGAAACCGTTCGTAAATTTATAGAAGAATGTTTATTTCCTGAAATGAAATGAATTTTATATATCCGTTTCAGCCGCCTGCTATACTAAACAAAGAAGTAAACACGGTATTAATAGATAAAATTAATAACCAGTGTAACGAACTGCTACCTAATAAACAAGAACTAGAAGCAACATCGCAATTATTAGATACATTTCCGCATGGTGATGCAGTTAATATCTATTATCCAATAGAAGAATTACAAAAAGAAATCATTGAGGCCAGTTATTATTATATAGGATCATTTGAAAATACTACTAACACTACTGTAATACCAGAAGGTAATAGATTAAATATTGCCAAAATGTGGTTCTTAGATCTTTATAACAAAGACTACTTAAATGCTCATCATCATGGAGGTAATCTTCTTTCGGGTATTATATATTTAAAAATACCAAATGTACCAAAAACTTCTTATCCTAATGGTTGTATAGAATTTACATATAATCCAATGGTATTACCTGAAAAATTAATTAATTCCAATACGTTTATGTTAGAACCAAAAGAAAAGCAAATGTATATATGGCCTTCTTGGTTATTTCATACAGTCTATCCGTATTACGGAAATGAAAGTCGCAGATCTTTAAGTTTTAATATAAATATAGCCCCCGTATAACCGCCTGGTTTTACTGATCTACCGATAAATAATTTAAATAATGAATTTAGTCATTAATAGTGAGGAAATAATATGGCAACTTTAGTATCACCAGGTGTTGCAGTTTCTGTTATAGACGAAAGTTTTTATGGCTCTGCCGGTGCTGGTACTGTTCCTTTAATTATGTGTGCTACTGGACAAGATAAAACACATGTAAGTGGTTCAGGTAAAGCATCAGGTACAGTCGCATCCAATGCAGGAAAACTTCAACTTATAACTAGTCAGCGAGAACTCATCCAAACTTTTGGAACACCTTATTTTAGAACAGTTTCAGGTACCGCATCTAACGGCGACGAAGTAAACGAATATGGTTTACTTGCCGCATATAGTTATTTGGGAGGTGCTAATAGAGCATATGTGTTGAGAGCTGACGTTAACACTACACAATTATTACCAACTACAACAGAGCCAAAAGGCGACCCAGCTAATGGAGCACTTTGGTGGGATACTGCTAATTCAGTTTATGGATTGTTTGCATGGTCATCTAATTCAGGTTCATGGGTTAAGCAAACAGTAACTCCATTCACTGCGGCACAAATGACAGCCAATGCACCAACCGCGGCAGCCAATGGAGCAGGAGCGGGTGATTTTAGAATTGCCGTTGTAAATGCTTCAGGTAAAGCATTAGGAACAGATGTTGCAGATGCTGGAATATTTGAATGGGACGGAGCGGCATGGCAAGTAGTTAGTCAAGGTAACAAAGGTGCGTTAAATGGCGGGTCAGGTAGAGATAAAGTAACAGTAGGACCTTCATCAGCACAACCTTCTAGCCCAACTGATAAAGATTTATGGTTTAAAACATCGTCAGATGGTCAAGGTACTAGCCTTGTTGTTAAAAGTTACAATTCTTCGACTAGTTCATTTGATGCAAAAACAGTTAAGTTTTATGCTAACGATGCTACCGCGGCACAACCTGGTAATTTTGATAGCGGTAGGCCTGCAGATATTATTGTTACAAGTTTAGATACTGCTGCATTACACGCAGGAGCCGCATCTGCTACAACTTCATCCTTTGTTATCTTGGATGGAGGTTCAGGATATACATCTGCACCAACTTTAACAGTTTCAGGTAATGGTACTGCTGAAGCAGTTATTACAAATGGTGTTGTAACAGATGTTGTAGTAACGGCAGTAGGATCAGGTTATAGTGATATGCCTACAGTTACAACAACAGGCGGAATTAATCCACCTGCAGGATCAATTTATGCAGTCGAGGATACAACAACCGATGTTGCAGAGATTGCATTAAAAACATTCGACGGAACATCTGCTACTTCTGCAGCAGTTGCTGATGCAACTAGTACATATGCTGCCGCAGGAGAATTAGAAGCAAGTGCAACGGCTATTGTAGGCGAAACTGCTAATGGTACATTATGGTATGATAGTTCTGCTACAATTGATTTGTATGTTAATACGTCAAGTGTATGGATTCCTAAAACAGTTTCTGGTTATGGTACAACAGCTCCGACAAGTCCAAGTAATGGCGATGTTTGGGTTGACACAAATGATACTGATAATTATCCTTTAATTAAAGTATATAATAGTACAACAGGATTATGGGACTCTAAAGATAATACAGATCAGTCTACTGCAAACGGAGTTGTATTTGCAGACTTAACTGCAACGGCAGCAGACACTACTTATAATAGTGGTGCCACAAGATTAGCAAATGCACCTAATGGAGCATTGTATCCAGAAGGTATCATGTGTGTTAATATGACACGTTCTACTAATCAAGTTAGAAAATATGTTTCTGCAGAAACAACAACTTGGAAATGGCGTACTGCGGCAGGTAATAAAGCAAATGGCGCAGGGTATTTTGGTAGAAAGTCACAAAGAGCAGTAGTTGTTAAAGCAATGCAAGCATCATTGGTTTCTAATACAGAAATTAGAGGCGATAGTGTAAACATAACATTGATTTCCGCTCCTGGATACCCAGAATGTGCAGATGAAATGTTAACATTAAACGTAGATAGAAAAGAAACTGCATTTGTTGTTATTGATTCACCATTCAGGCTTGCACCTACAGGCGTAACGGCATGGCAAGCAGGAACAAGTGCATCCGAAAATGGCGAAGATGGATTGATTACATCTGGATCACAATGTGCAACATACTATCCAAGTGGATTAGCAACAAACACCGATGGTACATCAGTTGTAGTACCAGCATCACATATGGTACTTCGAACTTTAAATTACAGTGATTCGGTTTCTTATCCTTGGTTTGCACCAGCAGGATTGACACGAGGGCTTATTTCAAATGCAACTAATGTTGGTTATTTGGACAGTGAAGGTGAATTTGTTGCAACCGCCCTTAATCAAGGTCAGCGAGATACCTTATATACTGCTAAAGTTAATCCTATTACAAATTTTCCAGGTCAAGGACTATTTGTATATGGACAGAAAACTTTAAGTCCTACGGCAAGTGCATTAGATAGGATTAATGTTGCTAGACTCATTGCTTATCTAAGAGATAGGTTAGATCCTTTAGCAAGACCATTTGCATTTGAGCCAAACGATCAGGCAACAAGAGCAAATGCTCAAGAATCAGTTTCAAGGTTCTTAGGAGACATTATGTCTAAACGTGGTATATTTGATTATGCCGTTGTATGCGACGAAACAAATAATACTGCGGCAAGAATTGATAAGAATGAATTGTATATTGATATTGCAATAGAACCTGCCAAGGCAGCAGAATTCATTTATATTCCAATTAGGATCGTAAACACAGGTACATTATAATATAAGATAAAGGTAGTAAATTTATTTTACTGCCTTTTTTCTTGATCAAAAATTCTGACGGAATCTTATAAATACATATAATATAGAACGTGGTAAGGAGACATGTAAATGGCAAATTTAACAAAATTTGGAGTACCGACAGGTGGCACGACTACTCCTGTGTTGATGCCTAAATTGCAATATAGATTTAGAGTCGAATTTAGAAGTATAGGCGGATCTGCAGATAGCAAATCCCTAACACACCAAATAGTTAGTGTTACCAGACCTACATTAACACACGAAGAAGTCACATTAGATGTGTATAACTCTCGTGTTTATCTTGCTGGTAAGCATACTTGGGAGCCTATTACTCTTGTTATAAGAGATGACGTCGATAATAATGTTATTAAATTAATCGATGCTCAGTTGCAAAATCAAGTAGATCACCACGAACAATCAGCGCCACTAGCCGGAGCCCAATATAAATTTACTACTATTATAGATACATTAGATGGTAGAAATGATGAAAGCACAGGTCCTGATATTTTAGATACTTGGACATTAGGCGGATGTTTTATTCAATCTGCAGCTTACAATGAATCTAATTATGCAACAAGTGATGCACAAATTATCAATTTGACTATTAGATACGATAATGCAAAACACGTAGACGATGTTGGATCCAATTTACTTGCAGGTCAGAGTGTAGACACAGGTTTATTAGGCGCAACAACCAATAGTAACTAAGGGAGTGAAAATTGGCGTATTTTGGTAAAATCTTACGGAACTACGCTGATCACTCTTTTGGAACAGTTACTTCAGGTGGTAGACCACTGCCTGAATTACCTAGATCTAAACATGCATTTGTTGTTAAATTCTATACAACAAGAAATACAGGCAAAGGTAAAAAAGCATGGCGAGATATGCTTTTAGATCTATCGTTAATTGTTCAAACATGTGATCTGCCTAGTTACCAATTTGAAACACAAACATTAAATCAATATAATAGAAAGAGAATTATCCAAACAAAGGTAAATTGGAATCCTATTTCTATTAGATTTTTAGATACCAGAGATAATAAGTTTCAAACAGTGATGGATGAATATTTTAAATGGTATTATAAAGATGGTAGAGAAAAAGAATATCATTTTGGGCAAGGGGCCTGGGTACCTGATACAGTAGACGAAGCACCATTTTTAGATAAATTTGGATTTCAACCTCCGTTTTCTCATGGTAGTAGAGCAAGAAGCCAAAAAAGAAAATTTATACAAGCAGGACCTTCGGATTCAGCAACTCCTCCTGCATCAGTTGAAGATTCAGCAAGTGAACCGGCAATAAATTTTGAAAAATACTTTTTTAGTAAAATAGAAATAATTAGACAATATGGTGGTAGAAATAAACCTGTTGAATCACCTATATGCATTTATAATCCAACTATTGTTAGTATTCAACACGATACTTTAGATTATAGCACAGCACAACCAATAACATGGACAGTACAATTTGCATATGAAGGTGTTAAGTACGAAGAACAAAAAGTGCCAGATAACAACGGACCAGATTGGATTAGTAGAGGTGCTTCGGCAGTGGGTAGTTGGTATGACGAAAAGTTTGGTTCACAAAGTGGTGGTGACGGCCAAGATCCTGTTACAGAAGAAGGCAACCCGTTGGCTCCTCAATTTGAGCGTGGTACCGAGGGCGGTGGTCTATAATGGAAGTAACTAAAACATATAGTAAAAATGCTTCCATTGGTATACAAGATGCTATTGATTTACGTAGGCGCCAAGGTATTGTTTCAGAATATTTTGATCAACGATTATTAGGTGGCGATGTTACACCCTATTTTCAATTTAATCCTGAATTATATGATACAGTATTATGTGAACTATTATCAAATGATGTATCAAAGTTATCTGCAGAAATACTTGCATATGAAATATTGGCGTTATCAAAATGGTATCAAGAACCATATGATAAAATATTACCTATTATAGTTGATAGTAAATTTACTTTAAATAAAAAATTGTTAACTAGATTAAATTATACACGGCCTTCTAATAATAAATTAGGAATCCGATCAAACACAATTCCTAAAAATGTAAGTAAAGAATTAATAGACTAATGGCACGGAAAAGTCCTAAGTTTAAACAAGGATATTTTCAACCGAAAAATCCTAATAAATACAGAGGCAAACATATTCCTATTTACAGATCAGGATGGGAATTAGCATTTATGCGACTATGTGATGATCATCCAAATGTAGAATGTTGGGCATCAGAAAGCCATGCAATACCTTACCGTAATCCTTTTACAGGTAAAATGACACGATACATACCAGATTTTTTATTATCATATGCAGATAAAAATGGTAAAAAACATATAGAACTTGTAGAAGTAAAGCCAAGTAAACAAGCAGGTCTTACAGAATCACGTAGTAGAAAAGACAAAGCCGCAGTTATATTAAACAAAGCAAAATGGGCTGCCGCACAAGAATGGTGTAAACGTAGAGGAATCACATTTAGAATAGTAACCGAAAACGAAATATACCACAAACCTCAAAAGTAATATGAATCAATGGATAAACAAACTTAATCAAATTTGGAATTCAACAAAAGATGTAGATCCTAATATTGATGATCTTGTTAAGGCCTCAGTAAAAAGAAATGCAATACATAAAGCGGCGGCGGATTATCATTTTATAGATCCGTGGTTAAAGCTATTTCCTAAACCACCTGATTTGAATCATGAAATTGCTATAGAAAGCAGAAAACCTCCATATGTAGGAATAATTAAAAAATATGAAGATGGAGAAATTAGATGTGATCATAATAATTATGGGTTTCGTTGTGAAGATATTGAAGAAAAGACCGATGATGATTTAGTTATTGTATCATTAGGATGTAGTTTTACATATGGGGCAGGAGTGCCGGTTGAAGATAGATGGACTGATGTACTTTGTAAAAAAATACAAGAAATAACAAAATTAAAAGTAAGAAATTATAATCTAGCATTAGAAGGACATACTAACGACTATTGTGCTAGAACTGTATATAAAACAATTAATGAATTAAAGCCTGATTTGTATTGTTTTTTATTTACGTATAGAAATAGAATGGAATGGGTAACCAATGAAGATAGAACTGTTACACAAGTAATACCTGGTTATGATACTTCTTTTATCGACATTATGAATGATGGTGTTGCTATGTACAATTTTAATAAAAATTATGCATTAATAGATTCATTATGTAGATTACATAATGTACCATACTTATTTTCAACTGCCGATCCATTAATTGACAAAACATACAGAGGTGTAGAACATTATGTTGGCAAATTTATTAGAGACACAAAAGGAATGGACGGAGAACATCCAGGTCCTGTACCACATGCTCAATTAGCCGAACAATTTTTTGATAAGTATAAACAACTATTATGACAAAGAAACTTGAAGAAACATTTAACTTACCAGATATAGCAGAACTGGCGCCAGAAGATCAATTAGATGAAGTGTATGATCCTTCTGGAGAAGTTGCCTCTGCACCACCTGAGGTAATACAAACAAGAGAAGCATTATCGTTAGCAGACAAAATAGATAGTGCATTACCTGAAGTAAAAGATATAAACACAAGTGATAACGACATGGATCGTTATGCAGATAAGGCAGAAAAAGCATTTGAGGATTTAATGGATTTAGGCTTTAATGTAGAAGATAGAAATGCCGGACATGTATTTTCGGCAGCACAAACTATGTTAAAAAATGCTATTGATGCTAAAAATGCAAAAGCAGACAGAAAATTACGTGCAATAGAATTGCAACTTAAAAAGTTAAGATTAGATCAAAACGAGAAAAAAGAAGCAAGTTATGAAGTAATAGATGCTTCGGATTATGTCATTAGTGACCGCAATTCTCTTATTAACGAGCTTACAAAAAAGCTAAGTAATGATAAATAAAATAACAACAGGAGTTTATTATGAAAACTAACAATACTCATGAATCTTCGGCTAATATGCTTAGAAAATACCAAGACATGATTAAAGAAAATCAAGAAGTCGAAGAAGCAAAAGATGAAGAACTTGACGAAGGTCAAGAAGAAGTAGAAGAGTCGAAAGACGAAGAGCTTGATGAAGCAAAAGATGAAGAGCTTGATGAAGCAAAGGACGAGGAAGTCGACGAAGCAAAAGAAGAAGATAGTGACAAAGACGAAGTTAAAGAAACTGCAAGTGAAATTCCTTCAGCAGGAACACTTCGTTTGTATCAAGACATGATTAAAGAAGCGTCAAAAGACGACGACGAAGAAGAAGACAACGACGACGACAAGGAATAAACTATGAAATCGTTTGGGCAGTATTTAACAGAAGCAGAAAAGGAATATTCTTTTAGGCTTAGATGTGCATGTGATCTAACAGAAGATCATATGGACAAGATAGAAAACAGACTTAAAAAGTACGAAGCGTTTTCTGTTTCATCACCTAAAAAAACAATGTTTCAATCTGCTCCTCCGGGCTTTGGACACTTAACAGGTGCAGAAGTGCATATGGTAGATTTTAAAACAAGGCAACCTATTGCTCCACATGTGTTACAACAAGATATTATTGAATGTTGTGGTTTACCAGAATCACATGTTAGAGTGCATAATGCAGGTGAGCCATTAATAGAAGAAACACCAGAAGGCAGTGACCAAACAGATGAGAATGCAAAATCATTATTAGAAGAACCGTGTGAAGTTGTTAATAATGAGCATATGTATGGACCTAAGTTAATAGGTAATTTATTAGGTGAGTTAGGTAAAGTAGCTCGTAAAAACGAATTCGCAGGTTCAGTGCCAGCAAGCAAACCTGTTGAAGCAACAGAAGACGGAACAAAAAGTCCTATAGGAAGTTAAAATGGAAGTAGCACCACAAGAATTAGCAGCGTTATTAAAATTAGCAGGCGTCGGATCAGCTCCAGAACCTGACCCTATGCCAGAACCACAAGTTAGTGCAATCGCAATACCATCAGACGATGGTGCTCCTGTTGGCGGTTGTGGTGGTGCTCCTGAACATGAAGAACCAGAAGGTGACATGCGAAGCATTATTGATATGTTAGCACAAGACGAGCCAGAAGAGCAAGTTGAAGAATCACCACCTAAGGCTGAATTTCAAAACGCCTCAAAAGAATTTAACGCAGATCCACATACCGTGCAGGATTCATACGATGAGTATTCATACGAGCCTGCACGAAATACTGGTATGCAACGCCGAACAAACAGTTACGGTGACAATCCACTTCGTGAAGAAGATCTAATCAAAGAATACACTGAGTTCAAAAAAAAAGATTAAATGAGATT